GCAAGCTCCCACCGCTGCGATGTGTAGTCATTGGCAGCATAAGCCGGATTGGTTCCATCACCAGAGACAGTGCCGGTTATCATGTCCCACAAGATGCGGGCATGGTTTAGCGGCTCATTCGTGGAGACGGTATATCCGGCTGTGCTTATGGTCACGGCGTTCCTGCCATTTCAATCCAGTTGGTCCCGTCACAAACAAGCAATGCCCATGCGCCATCGGTGTTTGGCAAAATAGGAGTGCTAGCTCCTCCGCCTTCGCGCGGGACTACATTGCCAGATGCCGACACAACTGTCTGAGCCTGTGTGGTAGAAATCACGAGAATGCGGCCTGTATTGCTTGCAGGTGTCGGAAGCGTGAGCGTGTTTGATGACCCCGTGCGGTTGCTTATGATGAATGTCACGCCAGCCGCAACCGTGTAATCTGTCGTGACAGTCACCGGAGCAGCAAGGGCAAACGATCCGTTGACTTGCAGCTTCGCCGTTGGCGTTGCCGTGCCGATGCCCACGCGATCAGTGGATGCGTCTACGAAAACAAGGTTGGCGTCTGTGTCGCCTTCGATGCGTTGGTCTACATCAGCGCCAGCATCGTTGAAGACGTTTGCCCCTGCGAATGATGCAGCCGGAACATTCTGAAACAACTCCGCGCGCGTCTGCTTCTTGGTCTCGGGGACGCTTGTGTCCACCACCACATAAAGGTCATCCGTGGCCGTGTTGGCCCCGGTCAGTGCTGATAGTGCTGAAATTTTGATGTCAGGCACAGGCTGTCTCCTTATTTATCTCAAGTGCAACATCAATAGGCCAGTTAAGGCCGTATATGCGCTGGCGTACCGTGCTTGACTTTAGGTTCTTATATGCGATCCATTTTTCAAGCGTGCGTGTTTCTCCATTTATAGTAATTAGTCGGCTTGAACGCCTGTTGTTTGCCTGTTCCTTCTTGTCTGCCCATTTGCAATTTTCAGGGCTGTATCCGCGATTGTTATCAATTCTCTCTAACCCCAATCCAGGCTGATAACTGCCTACCATATCCTGATAGAAATTCTCAAGAATGTTCCATCTTTCACAAAGCGTGATCCCGCGAGCACCATAGTTCTTAAAGTGACAATGATCTGGGTTACTTGTGCGGTGCTTCACGCCATACCAAATGTTGCGAAGCCGCTGAAAGTGTGGCCTTTCCAACAACGATGTCGGCAATGCTTTATGCGTCCGTCCCATCAGGCTATCACTCCGCGAATTGTGCCGCCGTTGCGCTGCGTGCTGTTAAGCTGGTCGATGAACTGCCTGGCGAACTTCTCGCCAAAGCCCATCGGATCATTCATCATTGTAAACTGGAACGTGGTCGTTGGCGATGCCGCTGCCGGGGCTGCGGATGCACCGCCGCCACCGCCTCGACGGCCACCACCGCCGCCACCACCACCACCGCCGCCGCCGCCTTCCGAGACGCCCTTGATAGCCGCCACGGCACTCATGCCCTTGGCAAAAACAAGAGCATAAGCAGCAAACTTGTCAGCAGGAGTAAGGCCAACCTTCATTGCGTCAACGGCTGCTACAATTGTGGAAACAATGGCCTGTGCTGCTCCCATAGCTTTGGATACTTTAAGGAACTTTTTCCCGCCCGCTTGAGCTGCCGCTTGAAGTGATGCAAAACCATCTTGAACACTTGTAAGGTCATCTTTGACCTGCATCAATCGAATGTTGTGTAGATCAGCAGAATGTTGCTCCGCACGCTGCCGCATTAGTTCTTTGAACTCTGCGTCTAGTTCATCCTTGCCTGTCAAATGCCCGCGAAGCAGTTCCATATCTGCTGCATATTCAGCTTCAAGGATTTCGCGCTCAGACTTAAATCCTTCGCGGATCGACTCAAGCCTAGCCATATAGAATTCGTCCACCTCTTGCGATGGCGAAACGCCAGGTACGACATCTTTGTTTTTGTTATCCTCTTCAGTTCTTATGTTATCGCCACCGCCGCCGCCATCTGTGCCGAAAAGAGTTTCTCTGATTTTCGGCATGGCATTGCCGACTGCTGTTGAGAACGAGCCTACATAATCAGTTCCAGCTCGCGCCCCCATATCAGCTATCAGTTCATTGATGCTTTTGATATTGTCTGCGAACTTGTTTTCATATTCAGATATTGAGACAGGATCAAATGGCTCAAATTTCACCCCTGTATAATCAGAAAGGCTATTAGCTAAATCGACTACTGTGTTCAGAGATTTAATCGCTCCATTAACCATTGTGTTGATTGCGCGGAATGTAGAGTTAACTACACCTACAAGAGAAGATGCAACCATGTTTCCTAGATTTTCTAGGTATGCTCCAAAGTTTACGAACGATCTTATGATGAAGTTAACCGAATCTTTTATAATGCCAACCACATCAACGCCAATCGCTGACTTGATGTCATCGCGGAACACAAAGGCTGCTACAGAAGCACCTGCTAACGCACCAACTATAAGTCCAATCGGGTTTGCAAGCATTGCAAGCGTGATTGACTTGATGGCATTGGATATAGCAATCAGTCCACCTGCCGTAGCTGCCAATCCGGTCAGAACGGCTGGAGCATAGAACCCTGCGATTGCAGCAACAGCAATCGCTGCATAAGGCGCAATCTCTTGAATTGTACTGCCGAGCTTTACCATTGCCTCAGCACCGGCAACAGATACGTTCAAGAATGCTTGTGCTAGAGGAAGCGTGGCAGAGGCAAGCTGCATCATTGCACCTTGTCCCACAGCAGCCAAATCCGTGATCGTGTCGTTGAACAGTTCTGCTCTTTTCGCTGTGTCCTCGGAAATAGACAAGCCAAGATCGATCGCCCGCTGCCTCATTTGCTCGAGGCCATTCGATCCGGCGTTGAGCATCGGGATCATTGATGCACCGGAACGTCCAAGCAACTCCATCGCTAGGGCTGTCTTTTGTGCGCCATCTGGGATTGACGCAAAGCGGTCCGCCAAGTCCATAAGAACTTGGTCCGTGCTACGCAGTGAGCCATCAGAATTCTGGATGGCTACGCCGAGTTGATTGAACAGATCGGCGTTGTTGACCATGCTCTTGGACAGGAACCGCATTCCTGTTTCAAGATCGGTGAATGTCAGATCGGAAAGTTTCGCGGCATAAGAAAGCTCAGACAAAGCCTTGGTTGTAGAGCCAACCTTTTGGGCAGATTTGCCCACGGCATCGGCGAAATCAATTGCCGCCTTCCCAGCTGCAACAAACACACCAGCGGAAAGTGCCCCGGCGATCCCAGCCGCAGCGCCCTTCGCAAACCTGCTTAGTGAACTTTCAGCCTTGCCTAGTGCTCGATCAAGGCCAGACGAATTGCCGGTGATGTTGACTTCAATTCCGCTAACCTGAGCCATGCAACAGTTCCTTCAGTTCCTCTACATCGGCCCTAGTCAGTTTCCCGGCGTATGTTTCGCCTGGCTCTTTCGGTTTCTTCAACTCGTATTCCAACCACCACTCGGGAATGGTCATCTCCCAGAACTCGCTAGGCTGAATTCCCCATTCCCTCGCCCATAGATACATCCCGTTCCAGTCTAGTTCTCCATACTCTCCATGATCTTCGCCCTCGCCTTCGACTGGCTTTCGGTCTGGGCGTCTGGATTTTTTGACTTGTCTTCAGTCGGAGAGAACGATGTGAGCACAAGGCTGATCAAGGAAGTGATGCTCTCCTGATCGCCCGTTACAAGTTCCTCATAGACTTGTTCGTCCGAAACCTTGGCACCTGCCGACTGCAACATCTTGGACAGAACGAAAGCGATGTGACTGACAGGCGGGCGACCTTGGCTTGTGCGAACGGCGATGTCCGTGAAGGATATGTCGCCCATCTCGATTGATCGCATCAGCTTCATGGAAGGGACGAAGCGATATTCTTCACCCTTCCACTTGATTGTTAGCTCCCGAAAGATTGCCATGATTACGAGGCCGTGAACGTAATCGTGCCAGAGGACTGGATCGAAGCCGTGAAGGTCGTGGCGTCTGCCTGTTCGCCGGTGACGGCAAAGCTTGCGAGGAAGAAATTGCCGGTGAACGATCCAAGGCCAAGCAGTTCGATGGTGTAGGCTTCGAGCAGCGCCGAGGCGGTGCCGACTGCCAGCGCCAGGAAGGTGGTGTCCTCAAGGATGCCTTGGACTTCGGCATCTATGGATCGCACGCCTACATCGGCAAGCATCTTGCGCCAGCCGTTGTCATCCTTTTCGGTGATGTCAATCGGCTCATTGTTGATGGTGAAGCTATCGGCACGAGCACCAGCCACGGCAGTCGAACCGCGCTTGATACGGACTTTGCGTCCAGCGATTGCGGGCATGTTCTAGTTCCTTTCTTAGGTCACGGGTCCACGAATGTTAGAGAATGCCACCGTAGACCCTACGCTATTGGTGGCGGTTACACGGCACCGAATATACTTTCCGGTGTCGGAGCCTGTGAGTGTGTATGTAAGGTTGGTTGCAGAAGCGATGTTGGCCCATGACGGGTCATTGGGACCGGCAACATTGCCACGCTGCCACTGACGGGCGAAGGTGATCGTAGCATCGCCAGCCCATGTGCCGTTGGTAGTGGTCTGGACGTTGGTTCCGGAGAGTGTGCCGGTGATCGCCGGGAGAACGGTGTTGTAGGGGCCGATGGTGGCCGTCATGTTCTCGCCGCTCTCAAGAGTGGCAGTGAAGGTTACAACATCAGCCTGTTCCGCGCCGATCTGAAGGCCCTGGAGCATGAAGTCGCCGGTCAAGGTGCCGATGCCGCTTATCGTGACCACGCACTCCTTGAGTAGCGCCGTGGTGGCCGTGCCGACGGAATCCGCCAAGAGGACGGTATCCTTGAGCACGCCTTCGATCTCGCAAGAGACAGAGCGCAAGCCGACATCGGTCAGCATGGTGCGCCAACCAGCATCATCCTTGTCAGTGATGTCGAGCGGCTCATTATTGATCGTCACGCTGTCAGCACGAGCGCCCACGATGTTGGAGCCGTTGCGGCTTATGCGAACTGATCGGCCAGAAATAGCCATGCAAGAACCTCTTCTTTGGCCGTGATTATATCACGGAAACTATGCAATCCACAATACACGGTACAAGATGAGGCCGCGCTTGGTCTTGCCATCAGGATCGCGCGAGAAATTGCAAGAGTCGAGTTCGGTGGTGATATGCGTGACGCCCGCAATAGAAAGCGGCTGGCGGCGCATCCTGCCATCGACGGCATCAACTACGGTCTTCAGATCGAGCATGGATGCGGCACGGTCCCATACGTCGATCTGAACGATGGCCGATCCGCCAAGATCATCCTTGCTGTCGAAAGGATTGATCGTGTCAGCCCCGATGGTGATGAACGGGAAGGCTGATTCCAATTCACTGTCAGCCGCCTGTGGGACATCGGTAAAGATCGCCACGAGCGGGCTGTAGTAGGTGCTGAGAAGGCTGGTAACGGCGCTATCGTTAAGCCGGTTGTAGACTGCCGTCTGAAGATCATCAGATTTCATTTCGTTGTCTTCTCCGCGCGTGCCTTGGCCTTGGCGATTGCAATCTCGACCCGTTTCAGCATCTTTGGAATTACCCGTTCGACGGCGGGAATCCAAGACGGACGTTTCGCCATCTTGAAGGTGCCGAACTCAAGGTAGTAGGCATAGTCAAGACGGCTTCCAATGGCTTTTGAATACTTGCCACGGCTTTCGTTGTAGATCGAAATGACAAGCCCGGCGGTATCGGTGGCCGGTGCTTCACCCGGAGCAGATGCTCGGTGAACCTTGTCCTTGTTCACGCCTCTGGCATATTCCCTGCCTGTCTTGGGTGGCCCCTGTATGGCCTTGCGGACGTCCGTGACGGCTTCCAAGGCGGTGGCATCGACAATGAGAGCCAGAGATCTGCCAAGGTCTTTCCCATAGGCTTGCAAGGCCGCGTTGACCTCTTTCAAGCCTTTTATTTCTACTTTCACGTCCTTCACGCAGCGACCCCGCCATCAACGTCGATCTGAAGCCACTTGTTGGCGAACTCCATGTTATCGAGGAACCGGATGTTGTGGATCTTGTTCCTGATCTGCACGCGGTCGGAATCCAGCAATGTTGAGGTGTAACGCACCACAAGACGCAACCGAACGGTTGCTTCGGTGCGGTCATGGGCAAATCGCTCCGAGCCGCCAACCGGCACCACATAGGCGCGGGTCGGTGCTCCGGAAACGGTGGCCCAGGATTCCGTCTGGCCTCCTGCTCCGTCGCTGGTCAAGGTGCGGCGCTGGAACGTCACCGGCTCTTTTAGCTTGCCGGAATTCATGTCACAACATTTCATCATCTGGCGTTGAACTCCACGATGTCCATGTTAACGGCAACATCGACGGTGCTGGCCGATACGTTGGCGAGGAAGCCGAAATCACATAACGGCGGGAAGTAGAGAGGCGGATCGAATACAACATCGAAGAGACCGGAGCTCTGCGGATACTCGGTCACCATCAGCATAGAACTATATGGTGCCACCGTCTCAAGGATATTTTCGCGCTTGTAGAGAACGATGTTGGCCTTCTTGTCGGCATCGCTTGAGATGGTCACGTTGCGGAGTGCCGCACTCCGGTCACGCGGAGTAGTGTAGACAGCCATTTCTGTCTTGCCACGTGCCAGTGTGCCATCTGCAATAACTGCCCAGTCCTCTCCTCCTGCGGCATTCTCAATGGTTATCGTCCCGGCGTGCGATCTAGCGGTCTGCGTTGAATACGTTCCAGACTTGGACACATAGACATCAAACAGGCGGATGAATGATTTCGATGTTTGCGCGCTTGCGGATGCCCCTGCTGTTGCTAGAGCCTGGGTGGTATAGTCACCGAACTCATCAATGCCGATTAAAACAATTTCTCTCGCCCCGGAACCGTTGGCCGTGTCGTTGGCATTGCCACCGGCCTTGATGCGGAGATGAACATGGGCATTTGCTTGGGGCGTGCGATAGAAGCCAGAGCGAGATACAGGCACGAAGCTGGAACCGACAGATGTATTTCGGCCAAACTTGTTGAATGACCGACAACCAGAAGCCAGCCCGCGCGCAATGTCGAGACTGCTGGGATAGGTCATATCTTCATGGCCTTATATTGAGCCATAATGACCGAAGCGCCGGATGCGTCATAGGCATCACTTGCATCGCAGTCATCTCCACGGTTGCTATAGAGGAAAGCCGCAAGCTGCTTGACGGCACGTTTCATTGGAGACGGCACTGCTGCTGCATTGGCGAATCCAGACACATAGATGATCTGAATGGCGTCATTGGCGCGCAGAGCAACCGGCCAAGTCTGGCCTCGCTTGAGCGTCAACCTTCCAGGCGTCTGATATATGTCAATGTCGAAGACGTTGGCAACCGTGATGGCCGTTGCATTGCTGCCTTCATCGTAGACAGTGACCGATGTGATCGATTGAAGAGGCCATCGCGGAATAGCAAGGCTTTGAATGGTGCTGGTGCGCGCCAGTTCTGTGATCGACATCTCACGCACGCCATCCCACCACGCCTCGCCACCAGCGGGCCAGCGATCAAGCGATAGCCGCCATGACTGCGTGATGAACGCAAGGCCGGTCATGTTCTCGATCTCGGTTCGAGCATCCGTGATGAGCGTATTGGCCTCCGCGTCTGGAAGTTCCGTGCTGTCAGTGCGGAGATGCGTGCGGAGTTCCGTAGCCGTTACCGGCTCGGATGCAGGGGCAGAAGTAAGAACGGAGCCCCGGAACTGATAAAGCGGAACGGCGGCGCGAAGGCTCATGGATTAACCTTTCCTGGCTTTCTTCTTTGGCGTCTCGATTTTGGTTTCGAGCGGCGGCATCTCTGCCACTTCAATAGCAGCACCTTCGTCCATCGCCAAGACGGCAAGGTTGCCTTCGAGGATCGAGCCAGCATCGAATCGCACAACCGTGTGGCCTTCTGGCGCACAAGAGAACTGGCGGATGAGTTTAACCTTCATTTGATTGCTCCGATGCGATTGGCATGTAGTAATTCATCCCGCCAGCCCAGATGCG